AAACCGAAGAGAACAACAAAGGGACGTTTCGTTCTGATGTGACATTCCGCGAGATTATGAAATGGAAACGCCAAATCAAGTTGTTTGACGACGATTTCAACGAGTGCGATTCCGGATACTGCGGGCTATGATAGATTTAAAAACAAGAAACAAGATTGCGCAAATCTTTGTCGATTTGAATGTTGGGGACACCAAGCCAGTACGTAATCAAGATATGGTGCCGTTGTTAAAGGAAGTAAACAACACGGCAATCATTGGACACGCCATCCGATTTGTGACCACGCCCGACGGTGTCGTCACACACCTTAAGAAGTATAGAAAAACCGCAATAGAAAAACGATTTGAAAACGAAGGTCTGCACTAAATGTGAGAAAGAGAAACCCCTGGATCAATACAACAAATTGATTCGTGGCAAAGGCGGACGACGTGCGCAATGCAAGACGTGTGACCATCAGTATAGAAAGGAACGTGGCTTGCAGATACCGCAGACAACCGCCAAATACAAGCTCACACAACAAACGATGATGAATCATATGTACATCCATTTCGGTTGGTGGGAATCACGAATGACCAACATCGAACGCGATCAGAACCGCCGTGACGTAAAGAAATATTACAAAGAAGAGAAACGAATAGATTTTAAGAAAGAGAAATGATTGAGATTAACCAGTTGGATTTGTTTTCGGGCATTGGTGGATTCCACCTTGGCTTTGAGCGTGCCGGATACAAAGTCAATTCCTATTTTTCGGAGATAGACAAACACGCCGTTGCGGTGTATAAACAACAATTTAAAGAAAGCAAATATGTCGGATCAGTTACAAATGTTCGGGGAGCAGACCTCCCCCAAATCGACCTCATCACCTTTGGAAGTCCTTGCCAAGACTTTAGTTTGGCTGGAAAACGTCAAGGGATGGGAGGAGAACGATCAAGCCTTATCCTTGAGGCAATACGACTCATCAGCGAATGCAGACCACGAGTTTTTGTGTGGGAAAATGTTAAAGGAACATTCTCCTCAAATGATGGCGAAGATTTTGCGGCAATCCTCCAGTCCTTTACCAACATTGGGGGCTATCGACTTGAATGGCAATTGCTTAATACATCGTGGTTTCTACCCCAAAATCGAGAGCGAATATACCTTGTCGGATATTCTACAACACTCGGAGGAGATTGGCGAGGAGTTTTTCCTATCAAAGAAGTCACAACAACGGATTTTAAATTATCGCGACACCACGCAAAAGCCAATTGTATCGCCGCAAGATATGGGAATGATGCAAACGGATCGTACGTTGGTGAACGTAAACAGTTTGCACAAGAAGTAAAAGTAAAAAGCGCCACCAAACAAGGATATGAGATAGCCACGGAAGGCGACACCATCAATTTAACACCCCCCGATTCAGAAACCAGACGTGGACGTGTTGGAAAACAAAATGCGCAAACGCTTGAAACAAGTTGTAATCAAGGTGTAATTCAAGCAAATTACAATTACAAAGCATTGAACAAGTCAATTGAAAACAATCGTCATTTGTTAAAAGAGGGTGTTCCAAAGGCTATTGACTGCTACAATCAAAGAGTGCGTGACGAATCGCCTTGTCTAACATCACCAGAACACAATACAACAAGATTGTTTGATGGTTACCGCATCAGAAGATTGACACCAATTGAATGCGAACGCTTGCAAGGGTTTCCCGACAACCATACAAGCTTGGGTGATTACGATGGCGAAGTCAAACCAGTCAGCAACACACAACGATACAAGCAATGCGGCAATGCGGTCACGGTTGATGTGGTCAAGGCAGTCGCTGAAAGATTAAAACCTATATTCAATGCCTAATGTACCAAAACGAAAACAACGGCCTTGGTTGCAAGGTTCGCAACAACAAAGCAAAGAACGATTGCAACGCAATAAGTTCTACCACACAACCGCCTGGCGTAAGCTACGTGCAACGTTCATCAAGCAACACCCAATGTGTGTCGAATGCGATGGCGTTGGACAAGTGGTTGACCACATCGTACCCATCAAGCAGGGTGGTGAATCGTTGGCGTGGGACAACCTACAAACAATGTGTCATCGATGTCACAATATAAAGAGTGGAAAGGAAGCACATCAACGATAACGCAAACACAAAACACACACGGGGGGCGGTGTCAAATGTGAAAAGCAATGTGATAAGTAATCGCCACCCCCGTCTTCTTTACACCCCCGCATTTTTGGGGACGCGAAAGTCAAGAAGTGGGCAATAAAATGATAAGAAATGGGCAAAGGAAGAAAACCAAAACCAACGGCGCTATTGAAAGCGCAAGGAACATACGACGCCAGCCGTCACAAAGATAGATTCGAAGCCGACGGAACACCGTCCGCACCAACGATCCAGTCAGCAAACGAAACGTTTGAATACTTGGTCAAGAAATTGGACGACCTTGGTGTCGTTGCTGAAATCGACGCGATGGCATTGCAGATGTTGGCGGACGCGTGGGAAGATTACCAGGTGGCACGCAACGTGATCAAGGAACAAGGCCCGACGTATTCGACCACCACGGCGCAAGGCGATTTGATGTGGCGACCACGCCCCGAAGTTCTGATGATGAATCAGTCGTGGGCAAAGGTGGAAAAGATGATGGTTCAATTTGGATTGACGGCATCGTCGCGTGCGAAAATATCGGTTGAAGAAAAAATACAAACGTTAGACGATTTGATTGAGTGATGATTGATTTGAAGAATATGGATTGCCTTGAGGCAATGAAGCAGATGGACGACAATCAATTTGATTTGGCTATTGTTGATCCGCCGTATGGAATCAACGCGTCAAAGATGACGATGGGAAGCGGAAAGCATAAATTTTCAAAAGACAAGGATTGGGATTCAGCGATTCCGTCTTTAGAATATTTTGAGGAATTGTTTAGGGTTTCCAGCAATCAAATCATTTGGGGTGGCAACTACTTTACTGAATTTTTACCGCCATCAAAGCATTGGTTGGTTTGGAATAAAAGAAACCCAAATCTTTCTTTTGCAGAAGGCGAATTGGCTTGGGTTAGAGATGGTAAGTTATTGAGGATTTTTGATTGGTATTCCGCAAAGGTTGATGCTGGTGGAAAAATCCACCCAACCCAAAAGCCCGTCAAATTATATGAATGGATTTTGGATAATTACGCCAACGAAGGCGACAAGATTTTGGACACACACTTGGGTTCGGGTTCCATCGCCATTGCGTGCCACAATCGCGGTTTTGATTTAACGGGTTTTGAAATCGACAAAGAATATTTCGACAACGCGGTCGAAAGATTACGCGTTCATCAATCACAATTGACAATGTTTTAAGATGCACCACGACGAAACAAAATCAAACAAAATCATCAATTTCATTGAACGGGTTTGCACGCACGTCAAAGGTGATTTAGCGGGCAAACCGTTTTTGTTGGAACCGTGGCAACACGATTTCATTCACCAGTTGTTCGGTACAATGAACGATGGCGGTTTGCGACAATATCGAACAAGTTATGTTCAGATTCCGCGAAAGAATGGGAAGTCAAATCTTTCGGCGGCCATCGCGCTGGCGACGTTGTTCGTGGACAAGGAGCCCGGCGCGGAAATTTATTGTTGTGCATCGTCACGCGATCAAGCGAAAATCGTTTTTGATGTGGCAAAGCAGATGATTCGGAATTCCGCAATCTTGTCGCGCGAATGCAACGTGTTCCAAAATTCAATCGTAAAGAAAGGAACCAATTCATTTTTGAAAGCGGTCGCCGCGGAAGCGGGGACGTTGCACGGGGCGAATGCCAGTTGTGTGATTTACGACGAATTACACACGGCGAAGAACCGTGAATTGTGGGATGTTATGGCGACATCGATGGGTGCGCGTTCGCAACCGCTGATGATAGCCATCACCACGGCGGGTGTGTTTGATCCAAATTCCATTTGTTACGAATTGTACGATTACGGAAAGAAGGTGCGCGAGGGCGTTGTTGAAGACGACACCTTTTTGCCTTTAATATATGAAGCCGATCCAGGTGACGACATCCACGATGAAGCGACGTGGCAAAAAGCCAACCCGAATTTCGGAATCAGTATCAAACCGGAATACTTTAAAAAGATGGCGAACGAAGCGAAATCGTTGCCGTCCGCTGAAATCGCATTCCGACAACTGCATTTGAATCAATGGGTCAATTCATTATCGGGATGGATTGCTGACGACGAGTGGATGCAGTCTTCCGGAACCATTGATTTAGAGCAGTTAAGGAACCGCAAGTGTTACGCTGGCCTTGATTTGGCGGCCACGGAAGATGTCACCGCCTTTGTGATGGTGTTCCCAATGGACGACGATAGCATCAAGGTTGTTCCAAAGCTTTTCGTTTCCGAAGCGGCGGTGGAACGACGTCGGAATCAGACGGGTGGTTCGTACGACACATTCGTCGCCAACAAAGAATTGATCGTGACCGAAGGGAATTCAACGGACTACAACGTCATTCAAAAGACGATTTTGGAATGTGCGGAAATGTTCGACATCCATTCGATTGCGTTTGACCGTTGGAATTCCAATTCATTGGTGCAACAATTGACCGACAAAGGGTTGGAAATGGATCCGTTTGGTCAAGGTTTTATATCAATGACGGCACCGATTAAGAATGCGGAAGTGTTGGTGAAGAAACGATTGTTGCATCACGGCGGAAACGGAATGTTGCGTTGGATGGTTGCCAATGTGGTGACGAAAAAGGACGATGCAGAAAACATCAAGTTCAGCAAGGCGAAGGCTGGCGATAAGATTGACGGAATCATTGCAATGATTATGGCATTGGGCGAGATGATGACGATGGAAAATAAAGATGTGACGGGAACGTCGACCTATGAATCGCAAGGCATTCGAATGTTATGATGAATTTAGAAGATGCCCGTGATTTAGGGTTGCAATTGTTCAATTTAGGGTTCACGCCCTGGATCGCAGAAACGGGCGACGGTTATGTCATCAGAATCTTGCTTGAGGGTGAAATCATCAACGTTTTTCGCACCGATGTAAATTTATTGGGAAATAATTGATATATTGTGGATAACAAATACAAAAAGAGTGAATTATGAACCCAATTGAACACGTGACCATCGGCACCATCATCGAGATGGTGAAGACTGGCAGAAGATTCGTGGTCGATAGCATTTCGCCACAAGGGATTGCATTGAAAGAGTGTTCGCGAATTGTCAATTTTTCGCGTTCCGCATTGAGTGAGAGGCTGAAGAAAAAGTCAGCTATCATTGTACAACATTAGCGAAACGAAGGCCCGTTCGGGCTGGTAGTTGTTTTTTGGTTGGAAGGGATGTCGCAAGATGTCCCTTTTTTATTGTTAAAAACCAACGTTTTGGGCGTTGCAGATGATAACGTACTTTTATCCCGAATAGTACTATCATTTTCAACCGAATGGCCGAAAATCAAAATCTTTTTGGGCGTATTTTAGGGGCGTTTAGAAACAACCCAAATCGTCCATCGACGTCTTTGGCGAATCCAGCCGAATGGTTGTTCGCTGATAACGAGTCGAAAACCGGAATCGCGGTCACGGAAAATTCTGCGATGCAATTGTCTGCGGTATTCGGTGCCGTTCGTGTTATTTCCGAAACAATGGCCTCTTTGCCGTGGCACGTAAAACAAACCAACGACGGAATCGTTGTTGATGCCGATGCGCATCCAATAAACCAACTAATTCATCACCCAAATGCAATGATGACGGATTTCACTTTCCGTGAAACGTGTCAAGCGCATTTGTGTCTACACGGGAATGCATTCATCGCAATCAAACGTGACGGCGCTGGGAATCCATTGCAATTGATTCCTATCCATCCGGATCGTGTAGAGGTTAAAGTATACAAGGACGAAAAGTTCTATCAAGTCGACGGAAAGGAAACGTTCGACGATTCCGAAATGATTCACTTGGTTGGATTAGGATTCGACGGTATTGTTGGAAAATCAGTTTTAGAGGCCGCACGTGAATCGATCGGTCTTGGATTGGCGGCCGATAGATTTGGCGGTTCATTCTTTGGCAATGGCGCAAACGTGTCGGCGGTTCTAACACATCCGGGACGATTAAGTGACGAAGCCTACAAACGCCTCATCAGATCCTGGCACCAACGCAACGCGGGATTAGATAACGCCCACAAGACGGCAATCTTGGAAGAGGGGATGAAGGTGGAAAAGATGTCCATCAGCCCACAAGAATCGCAGTTCATCAGCACAAGAAAATTTGGTGTGGAAGACATCGCGAGATTCTTCCGTCTACCATTGGCATATTTGGGGTCGATGGAAAATTCAAGCACACGTGCCAACGTTGAGGAACAAGGAATAATGTTCCAACGCAACACGATTTTGCCTTGGGTGAAACGCTGGGAGTCGGAATTCAACCGCAAGCTTTTCATTGGCAACGATGCCGAAAGATATTATGTGCGTTTCAATATGGACGGTCTATTGCGTGGCGATATCCGTTCGCGCTACGAAGCGTATACAAAGGGACGTCAATGGGGCTGGATTAGCGCCAACGACGTTCGTAGATTTGAGAACCTGGCACCAATCGAAGGCGGTGACGCCTATTTGCAACCGATGAATATGGTTGAGGTTGGACGCCCACAAAACGAAGACGATGCCGTGGAATGATTACCCAAAGGCGGCGTCTGATAATGCCGCACGTGCGCTGAAACATCGCGACGAGAATGGAAGCGATTGCGGTACGCCAGTAGGTTGGCAACGCGCGAACCAATTGGCCAAGCGTGAAACGATTTCTGACGAAACGTTGGTGCGCACCTATTCGTTCTTATCACGTGCGAAGACATACGACCAAGGGGATTTCACCGATGCCGATGGCAAGGAAATTTGCGGTTCGATTATGTATGCCGCGTGGGGTGGCGACGAGATGTTGAATTGGGCGAAAAGAACAATCGAACAAATGGAAAACGAAGACAAAAGACACATAAAATCCGTAGTCGAAACCGATGACGAAATCGTGATCACGTTCGGCAAATCGGAAATGGAAGAAAGCGGATATAAAGATGAAGAGCGTGCAGAACCAAACGAATTGTCGGTTGGTGATTTTGTGCGTTGGAGTTCATCGGGTGGAAACGCATATGGCCGTATCATCCAAGTGGAACGCGACGGCGAAGTTGAAGCCGATTCGGGTTTCATCGTGAACGGCACGGCGGATGATCCCGCCGCCCTTATTAGGTTGTACCGCTACGATTCAGAATCGGATGCGTACATCGAAAGAAAGCCCGTGTTGAACGTAGCACATCGATTCAGCACATTGGAAAAGTTTGACGCGGAAGTTCGCAAATCATCGGTGGTGAAAGAACAACGCGAATTCCGAATGGAAAACGCTGAATACGAAGGCAAGACCGTTCGCGGTTATGCGGCGGTGTACAACAGCGATTCCGAATGGATGGGTGGTTTTTACGAGCAGATTGCAACGGGTGCGTTTGACGACGTTTTGGACAACGACGTTCGCGCCTACTTTAACCACGACGAAAATTTATTGTTGGGACGTGTGTCATCGGGCACACTACGAATCGGCACGGACAAACGCGGTTTGTTCTACGAAGTCGATTTGCCAAACACAACATATGCGAATGATTTGGTAGAACTAATGAAGCGTGGCGACGTGAATCAATCGTCGTTTGCGTTTTTGATTGACCAGGATCGTTGGGAACAACGCGACGGCAAGACGTACCGAATCATTGAGAAAGTATCACGTTTATTGGATGTTAGTCCAGTTAGCCAACCGGCTTACCCGGACGCAACATCAGAACTTAAACGAGATTTGGAAACGGAAACCAAAGAGGAAATCGAAACGGCCGCGGTAGAAGATACTGCATCCGAAGCGGTGGAAACGAAAGAAGAAGATTCCAACCTTTATTTGTATAAAAGTAAAATTCTAAATTTCTAAACGATGAAAAACATCGAATTGCGCGGACAACGCGCGGAGCTAATTAAAAACGCAACGGCAATCGTTGACGCGGCTCAAAAAGAAGGTCGTTCTTTGACTGGCGAAGAAAAGTCAAAATTCGACGCAATGGAAGCAGATGCAAGAAGCATCAAAGAACAAATCGACACGCTTGAGCGTGCAGCAGATTTGAAAAAAGAATTGGCGGCAAACGCTGAAGCACGTGCAGCTGCTCCAAAAGCAACTCGCAAAGGTGCATTCGAAAAATACCTCCGCAATGGTATGGGTTCTTTGAACAACGAAGAGCGTGCGCTAATGGGTGAAATGCGTGGTACATCAACGCAAGTTGTTGGTACTGATTCATTGGGTGGTTTCTTGGTTCCTCAAGATTTCAGCGACGAATTAGATATCGCAACATTGTTCACCGGTGAGGTTGAGCGTGTAGCGAAGAAATTGAACACGGCGGGTGGCGCATTGTTGGATTACCCAACAATCAACGACACGGCAACTGACGCAAACCTAATCAGCGAAGCGGCAGCGGTAACGGTTCAAGATATGACATTCGCTAACAAGCAATTGTCTGCTTACAACTACGCATCACAAGTTCGCGTGTCTATGCAGTTGCTACAAGACAACGCATTCGACTTGAACGCGTTCTTGGCTGAATCAATGGGTGAAAGAATCGCACGTGCATCTAACGGCGCATTGACTACGGGTACTGGATCAAGCCAGCCACAAGGTATTGTGACGGGTTCTGCACTTGGTAAGACTGCGGCATCTGCAACGGCAATCACCGAGGCTGAAATCCTTGACTTGATTTACTCAATCGACCCATCGTACCGCAACAAGCCAAGCTTTGGTTTGATGATGCACGACAACGTTGTTTCTGCAATCCGTGCCCTTGGTTTCGGTTCAAGCAACGATTTCCCAATCTTCGTTCCATCTATGGAAGCGGGTCAGCCGGATCGTATCTTGGGTGTGCCAGTATACATCAACAACGATATGGAATCAAGCATCGCAACTGGTAAGAAAACAATTGTTGCTGCTGATTTCAGCAAGTACGTTGTACGTAACGCTGGCGGTGTTCAGTTCGTACGTCTAAACGAGCGTTATATGGACGAACTTGAAATTGGTTTCGTTGCATACGCACGTAAAGATGGTGCCGTTCTTGATAGCCGTGCAGTCAAGCACTTGATTCAAGCGTAATCATATGAAGGTTAGATTTTTGAAATCTATCTCCGGAACTGGATTCCACTACCGCAAAGATGCGGTGGTGGACATCCAATCCGAAGAACGATTGATGGACTTTTTGAACGCTGGTTTTTGTGTGGCGATTGCTGAACCACCAAAGAAGCGTGCAAAAAAAGCCGTGAAGAAAACCACATCAAAAGAAAAACGATAAACGATGGCAATTGATATTGTAACGGCGGCAGCATCGGAACCAATCACCTTGGCGGAAGCAAAAGACTTTTTGCGCGTTGACCATAGCGATGACGACGATTTGATTTCGGCATTGATTACGGCGGCACGTCAAATGTGTGAAGAATACACCCGACGCATTTTGGTCACAACGACCGTGGATGAATACTTTGACAAATTCCCGAAAAACAAGTGGAACAACTTGTCAAACCTCATCTATTTATCGCGCGGCCCCGTTGCATCAATTACATCGGTTAAGTATGTGGACGAAATCGGGTCAGAAGAAACGATTTCGACGGACGCATATGTCATTGATACGATTTCCGAACCAGCACGCATCCAATCCGTATCGGGGTGGTTTGCCGCGGCGGGTGTCGTTAATCAAGTGATTGTGCGTTATGTAGTGGGAACGGATGTATCATCGATTCCGAAGCCATTGATCCAGGGGATGATGTTGGTGATTTCCGATTTGTACGATCAACGCAACGATCGTGTGAAGCAGTTGCCAACGGCGTCCGAATATTTGTGGAACCCGTATCGCATCTTTACATTCTAATGATTGACCAAGCTGGACAATTAGACCGCAGAATCACGATTCAGTCATTCACGACAACGACCGACGACTTTGGACAAAAGAACAAATCGTTTGGAACGTTGGCAACCGTGTGGGCAAAAGTCGTTGAAAAGGTGGGGAATGAAGCGGAGAACGGCGATATGATTTCCGCAACAAAGCGTGTGGATTTTTTCATTCGCTATCGTTCGGACATCAACGAACAAATGCAAATTGTCTACAACAACAAGACATATAAGATTCACGCAATACAATCAGCGGATGCACGTGAGGCATTCCAAATGATTCGTTGCGAATACACGGACGCGGCATGAGTAATGTAAAAGTAAGGTTAGTAGGCGATAAACGCGTGATGCGTGATCTTAAGAAATTAGACGAGCGTGTGCGCAAGCGTGTCTTGAAGAAGACCGCACGCAAGGCGTTGAAACCCGTTGTCCGTTTGTACAAATCACAAATCACCGATTCTGATGAGGTATTCGCGGTGTACCGAAATGGTAGCGTTTACGCTGAAATCATTCCGGGGCAGTTGAGAAAATCTATTGGAGTTAA